GCAGGAAGAAGATTTGGTAAGTCTAGATTGGCAGCTTGGATACTTATTATTAAAGCTCTACAATCAGAAAGTAAGGATGTGTTTTACATAGGTCCTACTTTCCAGCAAGCTAAAGATATTATGTGGAATATGCTTAAAGAACTGTTGCAAGATACAGACCTTATAGAAACAACCCACGAAAATACAGCTACTATGAAGTTAGTCAACGGTAGAAGAATTAGTTTGAAGGGCAGTGACCGACCAGATACTTTAAGAGGCGTAGGTTTAGCTTACGTTGTACTCGATGAGTACGCTAGTATGAAGGTAGAAGTATGGGAACAGATAATAAGACCGACTCTTGCTGACGTTCAAGGTGGTGCACTCTTTATAGGCACGCCCGCCGGGAAAAATCACTTTTATGATTTGTATTTAGAGGCAGATAAAGATGAAGATTGGGAATCATTCCAGTATACATCAATAGATAACCCTCTAATAGACCCAAAAGAAGTAGAAGTAGCTAGAAGAACAATGTCTACTCAAGCTTTTAGACAAGAATTTGAAGCTAGTTTTGTAAGTTTTACAGGTGGCATCTTTAAAAATGAATGGATTAAATATGATGATGAAGAACCTGACGAAGGTAACTACGTTATTGCAGTCGACCCTGCAGGATATGAACAAGTGGAGAAAGAACGTGGCATTAAAGGTAGTAAGTTGGATGAAACTGCAATTGCTATCGTTAAAGTCTATGCTGACAAGTGGTGGGTCAAAGATATACTCCACGGTAGATGGGGTATTAAAGAAACTGCTTCTAAAATACTACAGGCTGCAATTGAAAATCAAGCAACGACTGTAGGAATAGAGTCTGGTGCGTTAAAAAATGCTATACTACCTTATCTACAAGATGAGATGCGAACACAAGGACAATGGGTTGTCATTACAGATGTAACCCACGGTGGTAAAAAGAAAGCAGATAGAATTACTTGGGCTTTACAGGGTAGATTAGAACACGGTAAGATTACATTTAATCGTAACCCTAGTTGGAATAAAGATTTAGAAACACAGTTACTAGAATTTCCAAGTAAAGGCACACACGATGACATTATTGATGCTTTAGCTTATATAGACCAAGTTAGTGTGGCAGACTATATGCACACAATTGAATTAGAAGACGAATGGGAACCTTATGATGAAGTTGCAGGATACTAAATGATTGGTGATGAAGACGAACAAGAGTACCAAGGACTAGCTAGTTGGCTAGACACACGTCTAGAAGAGTGGAGAAACCACAGAGATTCTAATTATTTAGATATGTGGGACGAATATTATCGTCTATGGCGCGGCATCTGGAAAGCAAGTGATAAGACTAGAGACGCGGAAAAATCTAGATTAATAGCACCGGCACTACAACAAGCAGTTGAATCGTCAGTTGCAGAAATTGAGGAAGCTACGTTTGGTCGCGGTAAATGGTTTGATATCAAAGATGATATGCTAGACCAAGACCCTTCAGATGCTGCATATATACGTAATCTATTACAAGAAGACTTAGAGTCTACCGGATGTAAAGATGCTATGTGTGAAGTCTTCTTAAATGGTGCAGTATATGGTACTGGCATTGGAAAAATATCTGTAGAAGAAAACACTTGGAAATACCCAGTAGAAGTTCCTATAGAAGGAACTATGGTTACAGAAAGAATCTTGCAAGAAGATACTGTTATTGATGTTAAAATAGAAGCAATCAGCCCTAAAGAATTTTTAATAGACCCTTCAGCTACAAACATAAAAGACGCTCTTGGTGTCGCCCACGAAGTCATTAAACCTAGACATAGCATCATTCAAGGTATTGAAGATGGCACATATAGAGACGTATCTATAGAAGGAAGCTATAATGTCGAAAGTTTAAAAGGGTTTGACCCTGAAGAATCTCGTGCTGACGCTAACGACCAAATTAAAATTACAGAATACTGGGGTAAAGTACCCGCTAGGTTCTTATCAGAAAAAGAAGATACTGATGATTTTGAGTACAATGATGATGAATTAGTAGAAGCTGTAGTAACTATGGCTAATGATACTCACATACTAAGAGCAGAACGTAATCCATTTATGATGGAAGATAGACCGTTTATATCTTATCAACACGACATCGTTCCCAATAAATTCTGGGGGAGGGGCGTTTGCGAGAAGGGCTATAACCCACAAAAAGCATTAGATGCAGAGATGAGAGCACGTATTGACTCCCTAGCATTAACTACTACACCAATGCTTGCTGCAGATGCTACTAGATTACCAAGAGGAATTAGACTAGATGTAAGACCGGGTAAAACTATTCTTACTAATGGAGACCCTAGACAGTCTATTATGCCTTTAACACTAGGCAGCACTGACCAAAACACTTATAATCAAGTGGCTTCTTTACAAAATATGATACAGATGGGAACTGGTTCTGCAGATACAGGAAGTGCAGAAAGAGCTACATCTGCTGGTATGTCTATGCAGCAATCTTCTGCTATTAAAAGACAAAAGCGCACTCTAATGAACTTTCAAAACACGTTCTTAATCCCTATGATTAACAAATCATTATGGCGTAAAATACAGTTTGATGTTGAAAGGTATCCTATTGTAGATTATAAATTTGTTCCTTACTCTACTATGGGTATTATGGCTAAGGAATTAGAAGCACAACAGATGGTTAGTTTACTACAAGCTATACCTAAAGACTCTCCAGCATTTAATATTATACTTGTATCTGTATTCCAAAATTCTAGTGTCCACAACAGAGACCAGATTGTTAATGCTTTGATGCAAGGTATGCAGCCAGACCCTCAAGAACAAGAAATGAAACAGATGCATATGGAGTTACAAATGCAGCAAGCCCAAGCAGACATACTTAAAACTCAAGCTGAAGCTCAAGAAGAACAGACTAAAGCTATGAAAAATGCAGCAGAAGCTGGGGCAGCACAGCCAAATGAACTTAAGATTCAAGAAACATTTATTAAATTACAAAAAGAATTAGCTGCTATAGATAAGATGAGAGCATCTACAGAGAATATTAACAGTGAAACTATGAGAAATATTCCAGAGATAGAACATCTTAAGTCTGAAACATTATTAAACATAGCAACAGCAACAGAAAAACTACAAGGATAATATGCCAAAGACAGAAGCTTGGACTAGAAAGGCAGGTAAGAATCCCAAAGGCGGTTTAAACGCTAAAGGAAGAGCAAGTTATAAAAAAGGAACTCTAAAACCACCAGTAAAATCTGGTGACAATCCTAGAAGAGCATCTTTCTTAGCTCGTATGGGCGGAACTGCTGGACCTGAGAGAGATTCTAAAGGTGAAAAAACAAGATTATTATTAGCTTTAAATGCTTGGGGTGCTTCAAGTAAAGCAGATGCTAAAAAGAAAGCCGCTGCTATTAGTGCTAGAAACAAAAAGAAAAAAACAGCATAATGGTAGTAGACGACAAACAATTTTATGATGATAGAATTAATCTAATCGAATCTGATGGATGGATAGCTTTAATTGAAGAATTAAAAACACTATCTGAATCAGTAAAACGAATAGACTCTATTGATAACGAAAAAGACTTATGGTTCGCCAGAGGTCAGTTGTCAATTCTAAGACAAATGATTGTTTTAGATGAAGCAACAAAAGCAGCGATGACAGAACTAGACATCTAGCGTCATCTTTTTTACACTTCATAATCCCTATCGGGACGGAGAAAATATATGAGCAGTATAGTAGTAGACCCTGAAGACATTTCAACAGATACAACAATAGACACACCAGTAGAAAACACAATAGAGCCAGATGAAACCCTGAGTATGGGGGAAGCAGAAACACAAGAACCTGCTTTTGAAGTACCTGATAAGTTCTCCGGTAAAAGTGTAGAGGATATAGTAAAGAGTTATCAAAACTTAGAACAAGAACTTGGACGTAAAAGCCAAGAGATTGGAGAGTTGCGAAATCTTTCAGATAGTTTCCTTAAGGCTGAAATATCTAGAAATGAACCACAGACAAGTCAACAAACAGAAAACTCAGACCCAGAAACAGAAGATGATTTTTTTGAAGACCCCAGTAAATCGGTTAATTCTTTAATAGAGAACCATCCTAAGTTTCAAGAGTTCCAGAATTTCCAAGCTAGGCAACAACAAGAGTCTAGCAAAGGTCAACTGGAACAAGCTCATCCAGATTACGTAGACATTGTAAAAGATTCTAAGTTTCAAGATTGGGTAAAAGCTAGTACATTTAGAACAGACTTATTTGAAGAAGCTGATAAGTATAACTATGGTGCAGCCGATGAATTGTTAACGCACTGGAAAGAGCGTTCAATGATTGATAAAACTGCAGAAGTTAAACAAGAACAAGCTGACACAAGAAAGAAAGCTCTAAAAACTGGTAAGACCGAATCAAGAAGTTCATCTGAATCTACAGCAGGTAAGAAAATATATCGCAGAGCAGACTTGATTAGACTCAAGCAAACTGACCCTAATAGATATGCAGACTTAGCTGATGATATTTACGAAGCCTATGCGGAAGGAAGAGTTAAATAATTTTTCTTATACTATAATACAGGAGTAATATATGGCAGCAATAGGTGCCGGTAATCAAAATATCACTACTGCAGCAAAGTTCATTCCAGAAATCTGGTCTGATGAAACAATTGCTGCATACAAGTCGAATTTGGTAGCCGCAAATCTAGTGACTCGCTTATCTCATAAAGGTAAAAAAGGTGATACAATTCACATTCCAAAGCCGACAAGAGGTTCAGCGAATCTAAAAGTAAAAAATGTAGCAGTTAATGTACAGAACGACACTCACAATGAACTTCAAGTGGCTATTGATAAGCACTATGAATATTCTGTGTTGATGGAAGATATCGTAGCTGTACAAGCACTAAACTCACTTCGTAAGTTTTATACGGACGATGCGGGCTATGCGCTCGCGAAGCAAGTAGACACTGACCTTTTAGCTTTAGGCGAAGGTTTTAACAGTGGTGCTACTGTAGATAGGTCTTACGATACTGCGTTTATTGGAACAGGCACAACTGCTTTTTCTGGTACTAACGAAGCAGCTATTTCAGATGCTGGTATTCGTGCGTTTATCTTAAGATTAGATAATGCTGATGTCCCTATGGATAATCGTGCATTAATTATTCCACCAATAGCAGCAAGTACGTTGTTAAGCATTCAAAGATTTACTGAACAACAGTTTATCGGAAATGGCGATGCAATTAAAACTGGTAAAATCGGACAAATCTACGGTGTAGACGTGTACGTTTCTACTAACTGTGCGACTGTTAAAGGAAGTGGTGGTACAGGTAATAGTGCGGCTGGTACAGAACGTGTTGGAGTTATGA